AGGACATTCTCAGTTACTATCTCATCGATAGCCATCTGAACTGCTAAAGCCTGATCAGGCTCAGACAATTCATAAGAATCTTTAGCTACCCTGTCCAAGAAAGCGGAGGTATGATAACCCATTTGTGTATCGTAGGTATACCATTCATCAAACATAGTGAATGGATCAAATGGATTGTCAACAGTAGTTAGCATGTACTCAGTTGTTTGTATAGTATCAGCCATGATTACCCTCACTCACCAAGACTTACCTTGAGTGTGGTTAGGCCGACACCAAGTGCATCTGCTACTTCAGCTTGGGTGTATCCATTAGCAAGCATAGACTGAGCACGACGTTGCATTGTGCTAGTCATCTTAGGCATTTGTCTAGGCAGTGCCAGACGCTTAATGGTATCGGTATCACTATTGAGTAGGATTCTATTCAACTTATCATTACTGATAGCACCAGCTTGAATAGCGTCCCATTCGGGTTGGGTTACAACGATCTTGGTCTTCTTCGCACCAGTGCGGGTACGGGCTTCATTCAACGCTTGTTGTTTGATCTTCTTAACGTCTTCAGGCTCCATGTGTGGATTAGCCTGGCGCTTTTGAGAGACCACGGTGTTTGCTAGGAGCTGGGCTTGTCTTTCAAACGGGGCATTCTTTTCAGCAATGTTTAGCTTAGCATTCAATGAAGCTACTTCATTAGAGTATACTTTCTTAGCAGAGGGGGAGTAAGAAGTAGGCTTTAGATTCACTGCTTCTTTACGGGCTGTGTTCGCCATACCCTTCAGCTTATTAGAATGCTCAGCATACACCGCTTCCATGTTAGTACCCGAAGAAAGATCAAACGCATCATCAGCCTCGAATAGTTTCTGAGACTTCTGTTGTGCAGGGATTGTCCTACCCGTTTCTACATACACACGTTTACCAGTAACTGGATCTCGTGTAGCCCTGCGTTCTGTGATCACACGACCAGTAGGTTCATAAACCTTCTTACCAGTAGCGGGATCAATAGGACCCCCTTTTGCAGCAGACCGGGGTTTTCTTTCGGGAATACGAGTAGTAGCTGTAGCTCTACTGATTAGAGTAGTAGCACCAGCTCTCTTTCCACCCTGGTATTCTTCTTTCAATGCAAGAATTCCATGATCCTTCTCTGACTGAATAAAGTCGAGCCCATGCTTTTCTGCATCAATGACTACCATTGAATGTCGAACGGCACGAGAAAGCTGTTCAGTATTAGCACCACGAATAGTCATGTCGGTAATCAAGTTAGAGATCTTACCCATCTCTTTTTGTTTTCTTACCGAATCCATTCTAGGTATAGGAGAATTATCAGGAATCTTATACACGTGAGGATCAAAGCCCTTCAATCCTTCGAGGGCCGGGGTACTTTTTACAGACTTCTTGTTGTTAGGAATAACAAGAACAGTATCCCCATCGAAATCTGCACCCGACAAACGCTCGGCAACTTTGTGATGAATACCAACCGCATCTCTAGCGGCAGCACCCAAAGTCTTGCGAGCTTCGCGATTGCGATTGTTCACCGTTAGTTGCGGAATCTCAAACGTTCCACCATGAGGAAAGCGAATCAAAGCAACACGCTCGCCATCTCTCATGCTAGGTGCATAGATCTCTCCCTCTTTAATTGATGCGATAGGCAAGATAACTTTAGTAGCTTGCCTAGGTAGACTTGCTGCCTGAAGATGAACAGCAGCAGCATCAGTTTGATCTGCAAATTTAAGCAACAATTCTTTTCGGACAGTCGCATTTGTAAGAGAATTAATTTCATTGAACTCTCTAAGACGACGATCGAAAGTTACATTCAACTGTTGTTTTGCAAGATCAGGACTTTGCTTTGACAACATCTGCGATGAAAGACTTTTAGACCAACGATCCCACGATCCCTCTTCGTTGACCAAGTTCATTGCAGATGACACTTTACCATTTGGTCCATGAATCTGATGAACAATAGAACCAAACGGATTATCAGGATCATCTTCCAATGGCTTCATTACATCTTTCTTGCGACCAGTACTAGACTTATTTGTATTGAATACCAAGTCAGTGCCAGCAGGAAGATCATCCTTGTAAACCGCCATACCCTTTAGATAATGTGTTCGGTCAATGGCGATACGAACCTGACCATAGTTGCTGTTTCCAAGAGACAGCTCCTTCACGCCAGGGCGAACATAGATAATACCGTCTGCTTTAGCTCCACCATCTTCAGCATAATTGATACCTACACGTCTAGAACTTACAGAAATTGGAGTCTGAATACCAAGCCACGTACGACCATGATCATCTGAATATTCAGTGATCTGCTTGATCTGAGCTCTTTCTTTCTGAACTTGACCAAGTGTAGTACCAGGCTGAGCCAACACTTTCATTGTTGTATATTTACCAGTACCAATTTGCTGAACTTTAATACTATGAACAGTATATCCCTGTTCCTTTAGGACAGCAACGGCCGTGTCCATACGAGTCTTACTAACACCTAGTTGATGTTCAACACCAACACCGATGTCAATATACTTCTTCTTATCTACCTGATCTTTAAGCATACCTGCTGTGCTCTGAAGAGCATCTGCTTTATCTTTTGCGCCTGGAGCAAGAAGAGCACGAACAGAGGATTCATTAAGACCCATACGCTGGCCGATCGCGACGTGTGACCAACCTCTTTCCTTCAAACGCTCAGCAGTAAGTTGCTTTTGCTGTCTTTGTTGGGAAACAGCAATCGAACGAGCCGCCCTAAGTTCAGTGGTAGAAATACCAAAACCTCGAGCAATCTCAGCATCTGACATTCCTTCTTTACGAAGACCATTAATTGTATCTAGATAACTTTTATTACGAGTATTCTCTGTACCACCGGATCCCCAAGGATAACGACCAGAACGACGGAGGATTCCGTAATGCGCAAGATGATCTTCTTGAGTACGAATCACGATTCCTCCTCTAATCGTCGATGGGTGATCAACTTATCAAACTCTTTAATTTTATTCATAATAAATTCGATATCCTCTGGATCAGCATCGTAAACTCTAACTTCATTATCTTGATAAAGGCGCAATTCAATTTTGATCTGAAATGGATCTTTATCATATTCGATACAAAACAATGCTGCATAAACTTCGAGTTGATGAACTGAAGCTGTAATTCTACCAATCTTCAAATCATGAATTCGAAGAGTGTTATAACGAAAACAAATTGTGTCAGCAGTACCAAAACAATTTTCAGAATAATAGAGAACCTGTTCACAATTCATTCGGTAGCGGATCGCGTCGTTGATATACAATCCAACGGTGCCCACGAGATCCGAGAGTCTACCAGCTTCGATTTCTCTATGCGCATATTCATGTTGTGCAGTACCATAAGCTCCCATTTGAGCTGCTGTCCAACGCTCGATCAATTTATCAGGCGAGTAATTAACCCAATGATACTGGCTAGGACTGAGAAACGCGTGCTCGCCTTGGAGGCTTAAATGCTTGTTGAAGCGCACTCAAAACCTCCCTTTCGTTTTCTGGATAGATATACGCGGCAAAAGACATTTCATTTAATTGCTCCACATAATAATCTTGATTAGGTTGTGTGCTTGATGATGAGGAAGCTTTAACTTCTAACGAAGCCCACCAATGATACCAAAGAATAATAAGATCAGGAATACCTTGTCGAAAACCTGAATCATTTTTCAAAATTACACAACCAGGAAACAATTTCTCAAGCTTCTTAATTACTTTAGCTTGATATTGATTCTCAGTCATCAGACTCTAATCGGAAGCACACGCATAAATCGCGGACCATAAGTTACCGACAAAGAAGCTCCAGATTTATACTTACTCACCAACGCTGATGCTGATGCAAATGTCTTCACCCGTTTGAGTGAAACACTTCCGACATAACCTGCAGCTCCAGACCAACGAGCGGCGTCGGCGTCGACAGCACCAGTACCACCAATATCATAAGACATCAAACCCGTGGTAACAGCTGAACAGTTCATAACAGCACCAACTTCGACTTCATAAATACCAGCTCGAGGCAAAGTAAACGAAGGACCTGCTGTTGTTAGTGCAACATAAGAACCACTAGATGCACTTTCCGCCGTAACAATTTCCCTCTCAGCTGGAGATCCACCAACAAATAGCCACTCATACGCGTCGGTGATACCACTGTCATACCTAAATCGCCACGCATAAGTAGGAACAGTAAGAGAATCAACCAAAATTGCTTCATCCCCAATAGCAGGAGAACCAGGGAGAGTTAATCCAACGGGAATAATACCTGATGGTGTTGCCCATCCAGTATCATAGTTAGTACCAGAATTCTTTTTAAGTACTTGACCTGTTGTTCCTCCAGTAGGAACTCCTGGTCCAGTTGCGCCAGTTGGTCCCGTTGAGCCAGGTGGTCCAGTTACAACGCCAGCATCAATTGGTGATCCATCTTGCTTTGTAAGAATCAAGTGGTCGGCGATAATCTCACCATCAACAATCGAAGCTGCTTCAATCTCTAACATTCTTTCTGCAGTAAGACCCGTAATTGTAGCCATCTCACCTCCTTAAACATTTGTAGACGAAACTTGATATGTGTCAGCATCTGAATAACTAGCATCAACATCATCAATCAAGAACGTAGTCGCATCGAGCATACTAATATATGTATCAGATTCATCAATAGCCGACCAAGTACCATCACCATGATCAACAATGATAAGGGCACCAAGATAACCAAAGTACTCAGCGATTTGTAGAATTGAAGGAAGACTTGGATTAATACTAGCTGTGCCATAAAGCTGATCTTCAATCAATTGTAGAACCGCAGGATCGGTTTGTGTTGAATCAATAGACACATGAACTGTTGGTCTATATCGATCCAGTTTTGTTGGTGTTCCAGTCAAGCTCCAAGTAAATTCAATTGGGGTCACTGCCGAGTCTTTTAGTGTATCAAATGAATGTGACTCAGGCTTGGCCAAAACATTATAAAGAATATGGATCTTATAACCATGATCAGTTCCGTCAATGTCATTACCAATTCTTGTTCTATATGAGAGATTGAAACTCTTGTATGGTTGATCATAAAGAGAGAAACCAGGATTGACATGACCAATACCATTAACAGAATCAAATTCGTCTGGATAGGTAAATGCTTTGAGCTTACCTGTAAAATTACCGGGAGTCAGAACCTCCAAGTATTTAACACCATCAAGATGGTACTCTTTTAACTCAGAGCTTGAAGACTCTTCCACATCGATAAGTCCATTCCAGACAACTCCAGTTTCACCATGAAG